TTAGCCATCCAACGAATAGACAACTGACCAGAAGTTGTAATCCCCTCAGCCATACGAATATCGAAGTAACGGAAATATTGGTTACCCATCGCACCATAAGCAGAGTTTAAAGCAATCTTCATAGCCATCTGTAGATTATTGAGTCTAGAGATTTCTTTAAGGAGATGTTTCTGAGACTTATCGTGTTCGTATTCTTGTTGAACTTTCAACATCTGTTTCTTGAACATCGAACGATCTTTATACATCTTCTCCATTAATTCAGGCATAAAACCTTTGACGTCTTTTCGATAGCACCATCCGTTGGCAGTTAAAGACATATCTCTTCGATGCGCATAAGAAGTATCAACTTCTTGATTCAATAATTTGTCTACACTACAAGAAATCTTTTCTGGAAGTAAAGTTTCTGGACTGATATTATACTGCATAATCAAATGTGGATACAACGAGTTCAAGTCGAAAGAAGCTACCCACTGATGAGAACCAATCAAAGGATCTTTAACATAAGCACCCTCAAATGCTTCTGACTTATGTGTGTTGTTTTTCTGAGGGATAACTATGCTTCGTTTACGAAGGTGATTGTAGATGATAGCATCCCACATACGAACCTGCGAGTAAACATCTTCATAATTGATTTTAGCTTGATATGCCATAGTGAGACAAAGTTCAATCAAACGCATTTTGTCTTCGAGTTTATCAACCAACTCTACGTCATGAATGTTATACTCAACGAATTGTTGCCAGTGATTTGTGTAGAAGTCTTTAAAGGTATCGCCTGGATTTACCTTCTTCTTATCACCAAGTTCTTGTTCGGCGATATAATCCAAACGATATGATTCTTGTTTAGTGTAAGTAAATTTCTTATAAAGATCTAGATAATCAAGTTGAGAGATTCCATTAATGTCGTAGGTGATTTCTTCATTACCACGAATGAAAACTTTTCTCTCATTGATAAGTGCCCAAGGAGATAATTTAGAAGCGAGAGTCTCACCACACTCTCTTTGAATTCGTTTAACGAGATATGGAATATCGAATAGACCACTGTTCCACCCAGTGATAACATCAGGATAATTCTGTTGCCACCAAACCATAAACTCTTTTAACATCACTTGTTCAGTTTGAGCATGATGGTAAACTAAATCCTCACGACCATGAACAAATGTGCGTGTGCCGAATGTCACAACCTGTTTGGTGGACAATTCTTTGATAGTTATTAGAAGAATTTCTTCGTTGGCAGTTTTAATATCTGGGAAACCAGATTCGGTTGCAGTTTCAATGTCAATTGTGAAAACTTTAACCTGTTCCATATCCCATCGGACATCACTCTCATATGCGTCGCTGATATACTGCGAAGTGTAATTTGTATTACCATAAACATTAAACCCAGACACGTCTTTATACTTCTCAACGAAGTCGCGAGTTTCACGAAGAGTTCCTGGTTTAACTTCATCTACGATGTCGCCATCGAGAGTTCTCCATGGACTAGATTCGTTTTTTGATGTGACGTAAAGGGTTGGGTAGAAATCTATTTTACGATTGAAGCGTTTGCCATTTTCAACCCCTCGGACATATAATTTGTTACCGAAAGGAAATACATTTGTGTAAAAATTCATTAATTATTTTCCATACATAAGGAGCATTGCGTCTAAAGCACAGTCGTGTACTGGGTGATGTTTGATAACGGAAGCACGTTCGAATCCAGGATAATCTACATTACAATATCCATTTGTTGAACCAGTGAAGCAATCAACGGCAGTTCGAACATCTCTATACATATTATACCCTGTTAGCATTTGCATGTCAACTCTTTTACATAGAGAATCTATTGCCATTTGATCAAGAGAACCACGTGTCCACATTGTAAGTTTTTGTGCGTTTGGAATCTTATTCATGTAAGCATGAAGCATTTTGATTCCATCTTCAACCAAAACGTCATCTAAAGATGGATCAAGACTGACTTTTCTAACGTACTCGTGTTGATTCTGCCACCATTCTAGAGTTCCTAGATCGACTGTTCGTCCTAGTCGTTTAACTTGGTCTTTTGAATTGAACTTAACAAACAAGGCACCATCCAACAAATCTTGATATGATGGTTTCATATTAGGATCAAAATATACAAGTGCTGCCGATAGAACAACTGTTGTTGATTCTACACCTAAAGTTTCAACATCAAATACAAACATTATTTAATCTCATCTGGTTGTTGTTCTTCCCATGTAGTGAAGAACGCATTTATCTTTTGTTGTTCATTCCACGATGAACAGTAATCATTATCTTGATCGCATAAAATCAATGCTTCAGGAATAGTCATGGTTCGATAAGAGAGAAGTGTTTCGCCAACGTGTTCTTGAGAGAACTCTTTAGCTTCGTTCATGGTAACAGTGTCAAGTGCCCACTCAGGATTATTCTTTGGCACTTCAACCATATAACGCATACGAAACTGAGAAACGCACTCAACCATCACCCAAACTTTATCATTCATATCATCTCCATGTTCTATGCTTTTCAGCAATCCATTCAAGCCCATCGTACTCTTCAATTTCATATTCAACATCGTCTGGAATCTGCACAACTTTTAATGTAGCATGACGACCTTCATATTTCTTGGAGTCTTCCTCAACCAATTGAACCAATGCTTGGTCACTACGAGAAATGTCACGACAGGACAGAGTTTGTTCTCTGTACTTACGATTATATTCTTGTCGATCTTCCATTGACATGGTATAGAATTTATCTTCTAAATCCTGAACTCGTTCTTCTGTTGGAACAGTCCAACATGTAAAGATACCCAGTGTTTTAAACTTAGTATCTTCTACGATGTAGCATGACAAACCTTTTAGTTCGCAGTAACGAACATAACCCTCTTTTGATAAAGAGAACCCACCATGCTGATTATTGATTACGACTTTCATACATCGCATCCCCAATGATGTCTACGGTTAAAATTAATACCAAGTGTTTTATGTATCATCTTATCTTTAATCATATCTGGTATGGTAAGATATGGATACTCAAGAATGAATGGACAACCATCAAATCCCCATCTATGATGAGTGAAAAATTGTTTGGCCATGTTGATATCATCCTTAGATTTTTCGTTAAAAAATCTTTTTGGTTTAATCAAAGTTTCAAGAACCATTATTTAATTACCTCACTATTATCAGCTACATCTTTATCAATTCGTATCTCGATAAAAACTGGAAGGAATAAACTTTGTTTACCTTGTTTATCGACACTTCTCATATTATACTTTACAGCTACTATTTTGTCAATTAAATTTTCACTCCAATATTGTTTACGTTGCGCATCAGAGAAACCAGAACCAACATTGACTTTCAGAATACCATCAGCAGATTCACAAACAATTGCACCTAACATTCCTGCAGCTTTACCAGACCCTTCTTCAACTGCAACAATTTTCAAGTCGCACTCTAGCTCACCTTTGAATTTGATTTGTGTTTTACTACGTTTATCTTCCCAAACGCCAGTCTGATCTTTGAGGATAATACCTTCTTGACCCTCAGCAAGATACTTTTCGAAAATTACTGTAGCATCTTCGATATTTTCCACAGTATCAGACTTAACTAGATGGATCTTTTCTTTCTGAAAGACTTTACCAGTCAAAGTCATAAGACGATGAGAGTAAGGTGTTGGGCAGTATCCATCAGTGAAGTAAGCGTAAGGAATATAATCCCAGACAGTTGCGTGAACAAGAGAAGCATCACTCTCAGAGATAGTGCCTTTGTTTGCTTTATTGAGAATACCATTACCTGTTTGTCTATCAAGAATCTTACCATCCTTCATAACAAGTAATTCGCCATCAAATACGCAATCTACATCACCAGCCATCTGGATAAATTCTTGTTCAAGATTACCAAGCAACTGAATCTCTTTACCGTTACGACTACGGAACTCGCACTTACCGTCACGGACAATGGCATTGAAACGCATACCATCCATTTTTAATTGGACATAAGCAGGGAAGTTAATTTTATCTACCAACTTCTGCTCGAATCCAGAGCAAAGCATACAAGGATATTCTTTAATTAGTCCTGGCCAAACTGCATTAGCAGTAGATACTTGAACTCCACAATCTAAACTTTTCTCAATGATACGCTCAATGACTTTAGCGTCGTCTGCAGATACAGATTCAAGCAGCATCTGCAGATAACTAATCGCAGCATTACCAGTGACTAACCTCGAAGATAAATCAAAAAGACCTGGAAGAACTACCTTTAATGTCGCAGGATTTTCCTGAGTATTGGGAGTATACTTTGGAATCTTTCGTTGATAGAATTGCGTAAATGGGCAGAGAGCAAGGCGAACTACCTCACGAAGAACCTCGTTATCGCTGTTCGCTTTTAGTTGATCGATTTTGAAGTTGCGAGAATTATTATTCGCCAAGCTCTCTAGAAAATTGTTAATGTTCATTCTATATCCTTAATGCCACTTTTAATCACAACGAACTTTCGATATCGAGTATCGATGCGAATCGGTTTCTTGAACATCGTAAATTCTTTGGACTGATTAAACTTAAAGTATCCATAGATTTTACTCTTAGTGTCAGACATAAGGTAGGTATGGTTGGGTTGACGATGTTCGCAATCCCATACAGTAGTTTCTTTAGCCAAAATCATATAATGATTATACCTTATTTTAGGATAAATGTCAAATTATCGCTTCATCCAAGTACGAGCCGAAGCTGGTGCTTTGCGAGTCTTGACAACTTCAATCGAACCACCACGTTTCAAAAATGCTTTGATTTGTTTATCAGTTTCTTCACGCAATTGAGTTTTTGTTTTATACACAGTTTTCATAATATATTTCCTTTTCAATTATTTCGACAAGTTGATAATGCGACCTTCATATTCCATGAAAGAAACTTCATGCGGAACATAAACAAATTTTCCAACCAATTGGTCAGTAACTTTCTCACCACTAAAAATTTCTTTACTTACGACGATTTTAAAAGCAGAGTAGCCATGCTCTTTATTGTTAGCTTCAACAACCTTACCTTCAACGAAACAATCTTCACGACCAACCATCGGTTTAAAATCATAGGCACGAATAACATCACCGACAGAAGCAAGTTTAGAATTTTTCAACATTTTTGTAGTTCCCTTTTCAATCATCATAAGATAATTATACCCCATTATTGAATTAATGTAAAGCACTTTCGGAAATAACCCTACAAGGTGTAGGGGTTTGGCAAGACCCGTGTGTAGGGGACTTGTAATTGATAAGACCCACGTGGATAGTGGGTCTTAGATTGATTTATAACCCTGCAAGAGCTCCTGCAGAAGCCAGTTGGATACCTGACCCGAAGATACGGCTATATTCGTTCTCCATTTTTGTTTCTGGATCTCCTTCAGAGGAGATTGAGCATCGGTTCAATTGAACCTTACCAATTGCGTATGGCATGTATGGAGCCAATGCAACGCCAACACCCTTTTCTGTTTGCTGAACAACGATCGTTGCTGGGTTATCTAAAACATAACCATTATCATTAGTATCAGTAACTTTAGCGATAAGTTCTTCGCCATTAATCAATTTAAAAACTTTCACTGCCATATTAAACCTCTTCAGCTAATTTATCAATATATTCTGCAGCTTCATTTTGATCGTGGAAATGTTTAACTTGAAATTTCTCAGTTTCAAAATAATGTTGCGCAAGTAGAAGAACCTCTTTTGTTTTAAACACAGAGATCTTCATTATCCAATTACCACGACGAATCGTGATAAACGAAATTAAATTTGGGGACACTTTTGCACGCATCATGTAAGTATTTAGGGGATCCGAAGATCCCCATACTTACAAGTCGTTACTCAGTCAAAAGTGTCTGTTGGTCTTTAGACTTAACAGAAATTTTCTTTGGCTTTTTAGCTTCTGGGATCATGCGCTCTAAAGCGATCTTAAGCATACCATTGAATAGTTCTGCGTCTTTAACTTC